TTATTTGCTGCAGTTACAGGTATTGTCTTTGCAGGATGCCTTACAGGGCATATCAAACGCCGGATTAAAGGCATAGAAGTTGTTGGAATCCAGGTCTTCCTGAACGCTTCTTAAAACTTCACCGAAACGCTGAAAATGAACGATTTCTCTGGCGCGGAGGAATTTGATGGGGGCAATGACATCAGGGTCATCAATCAGGCGCAGAATGTTGTCGTAAGTGGTTCGAGCCTTTTGTTCTGCTGCCATATCCTCAAATAAATCCGTGATAGGGTCGCCCTTGGACTGAAATTCACAGGCGTTGAAAGGAATTCCCCCTGCCGCCTGTGGCCAGATACCTACTGTATGGTCCACATAATAGGGGGCAAAACCGGATTTTTCAATTTCTTCCATAGAGAGGTTGCGGGTAAGCTGGTGAACAATGGTGGCTACCATTTCCAAATGCCCCAATTCTTCGGTTCCGATATCCGTCAATGTTCCCATAGCTATCCGGTTGGTCATGGCGAATCGCTGGGACAGATATCGCATGGAGGCGCCCATTTCTCCGTCAGGGCCCCCTTATCCCTGTAACCTAGAAGTCCCTCAAAGCCGCTGTTTATGCGGCTTTTCTGGGAGTGTAGAGGTGGAAGATTAGTGTATCATTCTCTTTGTCGTAGATAATTTCCTCTACAATAGAGCGAATAAACACACCTTTTGTTTCGTTACTGATTTCATCATTTTTTAAAATATCAAAGACGGTTTGGACTTTATCAAGAAACTGCTCTTTGGTACCAGGTGCAGCAGCAGTCTTGATAAGGTTTACTTTTTTAGCTTCCAGTTCTTCACGCTCTTTTTTTAAACGCTCTTTATTTTCCTTGTATTCCTCTAAGGAATCCACACCCGTTTCGTAGGCAGTCCGGATTCTCTTTTCTCTAACAGATAAGTTCTCTAAATCCTTTTCCCATTGTTCTTGTTCTGTAAGTTCTGGGGTGTCTTTTTCTACATAAGAAATAGAAAAATCCATACCATCCAAAATCTGTTCAAGGTATTCTATGACTGCTTTTATCAGGCGATTTTCGGAAATGGAAGAGCTGCCTTTGTGGAAACCTTTTGCGTATCGCCAGCACACAAAGTAAGGGTATTTTCCAGTATTGTAAGATAAAGATGCACCACATATAGAACATTTCACTAATCCAGACAGCCAGTGCTTACAAGTAGACACACTTCTTCTTTTTTTAGGCTTATATGTAGCAGCGGTAATTTGCTGGGCTTTTTCAAAAAGCTCAGGAGAAATAAAGGTTTCATGCTGCCCTTTGGTCGAAATACCGTTCCATTCCAAATCCCCTATATAAAATTTATTTTGTAGAATATAGGAAATAGTGCGATTTTCAAATAAACCGCCCCGTTTTGTGTGAATGCCCATGTCGTTTATTTGCCTTGCGATAGCAGTAGGTTCCCTGTGATATTGACAATATTGTTGGAAAATGTAAGTCACCAGTTTTGCTTCTTCTGGAACTACAACAAAAGGTTTACCTTCTCCAATAGCTTTATATCCCAAAGGCGGTGTGGATTGGTAGCCTCCACGCAAAGCCTTTTCTGTCATACCACGGATAACCTCTCCGGAAAGGTTAATAGAGTAGTATTCGTCCATCCATTCAATAATCCTTTCAATCAGGGAGCCAAAAGGACCATCAATGAGAGGTTCTGAGGTGCTGATTACATCAATACCGCACTGTTTCTTGAGCATGGATTTATACACTATGGATTCTTCCTGGTTCCTAGCAAACCTACTGAATTTCCAAACAAGAATAACTTGGAACGGTGAAGGGGTGGACTTTGCTAAAGAAATCATTTTTTGAAATTCTGGCCGCTTCTGAGCTTTACGTCCGGAGATACCATTCTCTATAAAAATGTAATCTGGATTTACCAGAATCTTATTTTTCTTTGCATAGTCCAGCAGCAACCTTTTCTGAGCATCTGGAGAGAGCTCTTCTTGTTTATCTGTGCTTACACGAATATAAAGGGCGCCGTCTCGATAATTTTCTGGCATAATATCATCTCCTTTGTTGATTTTATGTATAAAAAGGTACAAAAATAACAGCCAGCATAGAACATTAGTTCCGCTTGCGAGCTGTTTCCGAAGATGATACAATATTTTATGAACGTACTATTGTATTCTTCGGAGCAGTAGTCTTATTGAGAGACCCATACTGATTATGGGTGCAAGATTCGTTGGTAGCGAGTCTTGCGATTTGCCGTCCTTGTGCTGGTAACACAGGGGCGGTTTTCACATTTGACAAATAATCCAGCCTGACATATAATATACTTAACAAGGGAGCCGGAAGGTGACTGCACTTCACCCGTCCCGGCGAATAAGTTTTAAACTATTAAGGAATAGCCGTCTACTTTTCTCAGGAGCAGGACGGCTATTTCTTATGTGTAAGATTCAGAATTGCAACAATCAGTAGAGCAACGCTTACGATTAGGCTTAATTCCTCGTATGTACTCATAATAATCACCGCCTTCCGTAAGGTCTCAGAATAGGTGAGAGCACGTCCCCCAGCTCCCTGGGTAAGTATATTATATTGTCAAGGTGGATTAATTAGTTTTTTGAGTTAAAGATAAAATTTCTTCTTCCACTGGAAGTCCGGATTTTTTAATAAGTCGTGCCAACCTTCCGTACATTTTTCCTTTATTTCCATCGTTAATTGCACCTGCCCGAATTGCTTGCACACATATATCAATAGCTTTTTGATATTCTTGTTGTTTTTCATACAACATGGCTAAACGGACATATGCAGGGACATGGGGTGGAATAGAATTGTCATATCCATATTTTTCATTAACCACAAGCATATCGTGTAAGTCTGACAGGTTTGTATAACACTTTTCTATAAATGTATCGGCTTGTTCTCCAGACGTTATTCCAAGGTTATACATAACAGACCACATAGATTCAATCTCATCTAAACCAGAAAAATATTTGTGAGAAATAGTGTTCATTTCTTCGTACTCTTCAAACCGATTTTTGTATGATTCCGATTGTATAGATGAGGTGGGCTCGATACTAAGAGTAGGTTCCTCAATATTAAGAGTGGTTTCTTTAAAGGAAATAGATTTCAAAACGTCTATCACCCATCCAATACCAAACAAACCACAAGTAAAAGTATATAAAATACCCATTCCAATATGCTTATCTAAATATTTATGAAGTCCAAACCATCCCCCGAATATAGTTGCTAATATCCTTGTTCTTTTTGACATAAAATTCCTCCCCCATTTGTAAAATTATTAAAACGTTGATACCGAATTAACCATGTGCGTGATATTCAATATGCTGAACATCTTCCTTTTTAAAGTCGTCTCCTGTAATATGCTTCATAGCATGGAGATATGCTTTCATTTGCTTTTCATAATTCAGTCTGGAATTAATAAAAATTGTATAACTTCCATCTTCATTTTCTGTCACAACCTCATTTACGGTCATGTCCATTAAAATAACTTGGTAGCTAATCGACATTATTACCACGTTCCTTCTTTTTTAATGCCATAAGCATATTATAAGTTGTTTTTAAATCTTCTGGTGTAGCATCTTTGGCAGCATCAAATAAAACACGAAGAGGTTTGTTTTTAAACAAAGCCTGTGCCATTTCTGCTGTTTCTTCGTTTATGTAATATTTTTCTTCACCTTCTTTTTCTTCTCCAGTCATCAAGTATTCTAACGTTACTCCGAAATAATCGGCAATCTTTTGAAGTTTGTCTTGTTTAGGTGTGTAACGTCCAGCTTTCCAGTTGCTTATTGTTGCAGTAGTTAGACCAGTTTCCTTACATACTCGATAAGGGGTTACATTATTTTTATTACATAAATTCTCAAAAATTTCGTACATATAATACCTCTCAAAAAAAATAAGTTTGAAAAAGAAGCTAAAAATATTGACAAGCTTCGATATCAATGCTATTATATGTATATAGCTTTGAAAAAGAAGTTATAAATTATTTTAGCTAAGGTTCCGATATGACTTTGATTGACACCTTAATTATATTTGAAATCTTAGCTATTGTCAAATATTTTTGAAGATAGTGGAGGTGAAAAAGTGTACGAAAAATTCCAAGTATTATTAGAGAAAAGCAACAAAACAGCATATGGCGTAGCAAAAGATACAGGGATTTCAACGTCAACATTTTCTAATTGGAAAAATGGAAGATATACTCCGAAAACGGACAAGCTCAAAATCCTTGCTGATTACTTCGGTGTAAGTATTGAGTATTTCCTAGAGTAGAAAATGGTATGAGAAAAAAGAAATGAGGCCCTTACCTTAAAATCACGCACAAGGTAAAGGCCAAAATCATGTATCAAGAAAAGCTTTTCTTTGAATTTATTGTAGCAGAAGAAAAGAAGAAGAACAAGGGGTGTAAAATGTAAGGTTTTGACGAAAAAAGGAGGTGTTCCATATGCCAGTAGTATGTTTCACCAAAGAAATCTGTCATACATATCATAAACTAGAGGTGAGCTTATGAAGATTATCAGTCAAATTAAAATTGATGGAAAATGGGTAAATCAAGAATTAATTCCGAAAGAAAAGGCGTTGGAAATCATTGCGGAAACTATCTGTATGGCAGTGAGTAACGCAGGATTTGCAATAAATAAGAAAACCGCCTAGTGCGGGAAAGGAGGGACAAGCTAATGCACATAGGAGATTGGATTACAGGATTTGGATTTATTGCAATGCTAACTTTTGCCCTGGGACTGGATAGTGAGCACTGGGTATTATTCCTTGCTTTAGTCATGCTATCCTGCTCCGTTATGGTGCTTGGACAGGCAATAAAAAAAGTCCGCTGGGCGGCAACCCGATTGCGGACAAAGAAAAATAAATACCTCGTCATTATTGTAAGGCGAGGATAGGGAAAAGTCAAGAAGCTTTTAGGGAGTGAAACAATATGACGAAAATAGAGCGTTTACAATGGGAAAACAAGAAAATGAAGGAAACGTTGGAGAAAATACATGCCATGTGCAATATGACCAGCGAAGAACGGGAAGAGTATCTGAAAACATTTAAGTATGAGGGTGCACAGTTTTATCCAATTGCAGTGGGAAGCATTAGCTATATGGCACAAGAGGCTCTTACAGCAGTAAAAATCGGAAAAGAAATGAGGCATACATAATGGGAGAATTTGCCAGTCTGGAAGAGGACATGATACATGTATTTGAAGAAGTACAGCATGTAAAAGAGAAATACGGGATAAGCTCCCTTACCTTAGAGAGCAACAAGTACACGGAACGTTTCCACGGGAGCCATGGAGGAAAAGGGAATTTTGTGGGAGAACGGGAACACCGATACGCAAGAAATCACAAGAAACATTTTATACAGATAAAGTAAAAGTCCAGAGGAAAAAACCTCTGGACAAGTCATATGTAGCTTGAAAACGTTAAATAAAGTATAGCATGTATGACTTAGAAATGCAAGGAAACAAGCGGATTTTCCACCGCTTTACAACTTGTTAAAAGTATTAAGGATAGGACATACATATGGCATACAAGAAAAAAACATGGGAGTTCCGGCGGGCTACCGAGGTAATGGAATATCATACTGCCAGATATGGAGCGCCAGGACAGAAAAGAGTAAAAAAGGAAAAACCTACCAGAGAAGATATGGAGAAGGTGAACCAGTACACAAAGGAGCGGAAGGCCAGACACAGGCTAAGGAAGTACTTTTATAAAAATGATTATTTCTCCTGTCTAACTTACAAGGTAGAAGAAAGACCGCCAGATATGCAGACAGCAAAAAAAGATTGGAGTGCTGCCTTGAAAATAATCAGGAGGGAATACAAAAAACGTGGAGAACCGCTTTTATGGATGCGGAACATAGAAGTTGGGACAAAAGGAGCCTGGCACATCCATCTGGTTATCAATCGCATACCGGATACCGACGTAATTCTGAAAAAAGCATGGGCAAAAGGAAAAGTAGTCAATCAGCTCCTTTATGAGCAGGGAGAATATAAAGAGCTGGCCGCATACATAACCAAAACCCCGCGCACAGATAACCGTCTAAGAGAATCCAATTATGACGCATCCAGGAACATGCCGCTTCCAGAACCAAAGGAAAAAATATATCTGCACTGGAAAACCTGGAACAAAATCAAAATCCCAGAAGGATATTATCTGGATCCGGACAGCATCCATGAGGGAGAGAACCCAAAGACGGGATATCCATACCGCACCTATGCACTTTTGAAATTGGGAGAGGACACAGAAGAAAGAAGTTCAGAAAAACAAAGGAAAACACAAAGGAGGGCAAAGAAGCATGAAAAATGTAAGCATATATCTGGAAAGTGACAGTACTGCCTTCCAAAAACGGAAACGAATTTGCGGCTATGTTCTGGAATACATAAAAAAGAATGGAGAAACTAAGACAATAGAAGAGTTCCAGGAAGTAGGTGGAACCTACCACCAGGAGATTCTACGTGCTCTGGCAGAGGCATTAGGACGTATTCGTGAGCCTTGTGCTATAAGCATTTACAGCCAGGATGCCTTTGTTTGTAATATGCTCACAAATAAGTTACAGGAATGGGCGGACAACGATTTTATCTCAAACGGGAAGCCGGTTGCAAATCAGGAAGAATGGCGTGCCGTCTGGGAGAAGATAAAGATACATAAGACTAGCACCTGTATAGGGGAACATTCTTATACAGACTGGATGCTGGCAGAAATGGAGGAACGATTTGAAAAAAAGAGAAAAGAAACAAAAGAGCATCCTGCAAAACCAGGAAAATAAACAGTGTTATCTCTGTATGCTGCAGGAAGGAAACTATGCCTATCAGACCGTAGAGGACCATCATATTTTCTTTGGCCCGAACAGAAGAAACAGCGAATTATACGGATTTAAGGTAAATCTCTGCATACGACATCACAGAACAGGAAAAGAAGCAGTGCATTTGAATCGGGAGAATGACCTTATCCTAAAGAAAATGTGCCAGAGAGAGTACGAAAGAACCCATACACGCCAAGAATTTGTCCAGATTATCGGGAAATCCTATCTTGGTGGGGGATTCGAGAGAGCTTGATTTTACTATACGGAACGGCATTTTGAAAGCTGATTTTTTAAAAACAGGAAGAAAAAATGGGATAGAATCCCCACTTTCCACATTTTTTTGTGTGGATAGAAACCGTAGAAAGATTGTAATTACAATACGTGAAGGGGTGGGGGACTTTTTCCAAAAGGAGGGAAATCATGAATAAAGTAGTTTTAATGGGACGATTAACCAGAGACCCAGAGGTACGTTACACCCAGGGAGATAACCCTATGGCGATAGCCAGGTACACCCTGGCCGTAGACCGCCGTTTCAAAAGAGAGGGAGAAGCCACAGCAGACTTTATAAGTTGTATAACCTTCGGAAAGCAGGCAGAATTTGCCGAGAAATACTTCCGGCAGGGCTTAAAAATAATCGTCTGCGGCCGGATCCAGACCGGGAGCTACACAAACCGGGAAGGGAAGAAAGTTTACACCACAGATGTTGTGATAGAAGAACAGGACTTTGCTGAGGGTAAAGGTGCGGCAAAAGAATCAAATCAGGGAAATAATTCGGCAGCAGGACGGCCAATAGAGGATGCAGACGGATTTATGAATATACCAGACGGAATAGATGAGGAGCTGCCATTTAGTTAAGGAGGAACTATGAAAGATAGAAGAAACCGCTGGGAGAGCTGCCTGCACATGATCCTTCCAGGGGAATTGAGGACAAAGAAATCCTGCCCACATGCAAGAAAAAAAGCAGGGAAATATTACGTGGAGAAAGGAAAATGCGAAGGCTGCACATACTGGGAAGCATGGGAGTGTGTTCCGGAAAGGACTGTGCAGGAGATCATAACAAAGGACTGCAAGAAATGCCAGTATGGCAGCAGGAACTCAGACGGGGCAAGGATGACCTGCGACTACATAGGAGATATGGGGCACAGAAGGCCATGCAAACCGGGAGACTGCCGGGAAGCAGGAGTTTTTAAGCCCAGGGAGAGTGTCAGGAGAAAACAGTTAAGAGCATAAAGGAGGGAACATGTTGCAGCAATTATATTCGATACAGGAGATAGGCATTCTCCTGTTGCAGATAAGCGGTTTTCTCTTCGCATTGCTGGCGATATGGTTCATCATCCTGGCCGGGGCAGAATTGTTCCGGGACAGGATAAATGCCAGGATAGAAGAGAAACGAAAAGAAATGAAAATTTTGAAAGAAAAAATCCGGGAAGAAGAAAACAGGGGAAAACATCTGGATAAAGAAGTAGCGATCTACGATATGGCTCTAAGGAACCTAAGATTCATAGACGAGCATCTGAAAGCAAAGGAAAATAATTACAGGAAGTTACATGGACTTCCGCTGATCAGGAGGAGAAAAAAGTGAATCGTAAGGAAGAAAAATGGAGAAATGAGGGTGCTGCATATGCCCTCAGAGTAGCAAAAGAAAAAGGCGTAGAACACCTGGAACAGGATTTACGAAGACGGGGGGCAGTAGGAATCCCTATGAACATCCCAGAGAAAGCGATTGAAGCTACATACGATATGCTGGCTAAAAGAATCATGAACACTATGAAAACGGTAGCCATGTGGGTCTTATATGAAGAACATGGATGGCGTTCTGTCCGTTTACAGAGATTTGAGCAGCAGATGGACAAACACAGTGAAGCGTGTATGAGTTATGACCGCTATGGCCAGAGTTACGTAAAACTTTCCGATATGGCGAAAACCATGCAGGAAACATGTGGAATCCACCCAGATATGGAGACCTTGGAAACAATCGAAAAGGAAAACGAGAAAGCAAATGGGAAATTTGTTTCTCTGGATGCAGTAGTAGAAGTCTTAGAGGAAACAGGCCATGGAGATATTGCAGAGGCCCTGAAAAGAAAAATAGAAAATGCATAGGAGGACACTATGGGAAGAAATAATTTTACCGCTTTTATCTACGGAAAACAAAGCGGAAGATGTATAGGCAGCAGGAAACCAAGGAAACAAAGAGTAAGGAATGCAAAGAAGCGGAGGTAGAAGATATGTTTTTGAAGATAAATTGTTTTAAGGCACTGATAAAAAAAGCGTGGAGCGGAGTCGGATTAACAGTAGGAAATGACGGGACAGGAATTTATCTGCTGGGAGGATATTGGAGCATCTACCTGGACAGTGTATGGATGACAAAGAAAGCGAAAGCAGCAATCATTGAACTCACAGGGTTTATCCCGGCAGCAGGACAGGCCGTGACCTTCTGGAAAAGCGAAGATAACCAGACAGAAGAAAGGGAACTACTCCCGGAAAGATACTATAAACCAGATACCTGTTATTTTAAAACGAAATATAAAGATACAGGCATCCGTATCCGGGATTATGGAAGAGGAGTGGCAGTCCTTCAGAACACAAACACCATGGGAAATATCATGCTTGCAGAGAACATTGTAGACATGGTGGACAATAGCAGCAGGGAGAAAGGGGAAGACCCGGTGAGTCCTCCACTAAGTGAAAGCGGACAGGAAGGAATCTACTGGCAGAACGAAACCTGCACATTAAAATGCATGCCGGTGCTTGTGCAGGAAGAGACAAAGGAAGAATTCCTGTTAAAGAAACTGGAAGAATATGATTTTGAGGAAAAGAGAAAAAGACCATGAAGAAAGAGAATTTAATCCCAGGGAAAACATATCTCCGCAAGCACAAAGCAACTATGCACAGCAGATATGGAAGCAAAGAAGCCGAAGCAGAGGGTTATATCGAATGTATGCAGGTGACACCGGCAGGGGCTGTGTTCTTCCAGTCGGGGAATTTGCTTAAACTGACGGATGAGGAGATAGAAAGAGAGGTAAGGGAAGATGAAAGATAAATTTACAAAAGCAGATTTGAAAGACGGGATGGTGATCGAGCAATATAATAAATATAAATATTTAGTGATTGGTGATAGAGTGATTGGATTAATTGGTTTTAATCCATTGAGCCAATATAATGATGATTTAACAAATGAGTTAGGTGAAGAATATGGGGTTGAAAAAGTATATGGAGTAAAAAATCGTTGCGTAAATAAACTTGAAAAAATATTCGACAAAAATAATCTTGAACTTATCTGGGAACGTACAGAAACCAAAAGCATGACCACAGAAGAAATGCGGAAGAAGTTGGAAAAGTTGACAGGTGAGAAGATTGAGGTTGAGCCGAGCAGGGAAGAGATGATTGGCAAAATAAAGTTATATTGTACTGGACAATCAGATTGTGCAGAGTGCATTTTATTAGGCATGTGTGAAAGATGTAATTATTGGAAATTTGAAGATTCTAAACTTAAACAATGCTACGAGAAGGTGATGTAAGTTGGACGAAAAGAAAGTTAGAGAAGCAATCAAAGCATTAAAAATTACAATTGATATAGGCAAACAAAAGATTGAGTATAACAAAACTTTTGAACCTAAAAATGATAATGAACCGATAGAGAAAAGTATTGAACATGCAAAAACTGCAATCAAAGCACTGGAAAAGCAGTTGCCGAAGAAGCCGACATATGAAGGAGATGGTTATGCACCAGACGGAACATTTGTATGGGATGAATGGTTATGTCCTCATTGTGGCAGCGGGTACGAGGTAGATTATGACGATTATAGCTACTGTCCGAATTGCGGACAGCGGATTGACAGGGTGGAAGAATGAACGTACTAGAGAAGATTTTGGAAGAGATAAAACAACCGACAAATTACACTGTTATGTGCGGAAAGCATTTTACAACTATTGACAGAGTTGAAGAAATCATCCGTTCCCACATGGATGATTACAAAACATTTGAATTTGATTTTAACAGAGTAAAATCGTTTGATTGCCAATGCGGAAGACATTATGTAAATACTTATAATAATGGTTGGATTCCAGTAGAAGAGAAATTGCCGGAAGGAGAAAATGAAAGATATTATCCAATGCTGAATGTGGCAACATCATACGGAGCTGTTAAATGGGGATTTTACAGAGTTAGAGATAAGCAATGGTATGTTTATAGTGAAATCCATGATGAGTTTATAAAAGCCCGTGACAAGGAAATCGTAGCCTGGCAGCCACTTCCAGAAGGATATAAAGGAGAATAACTATGACAGAACAAACAAGAACCTGTGCCACCTGCACAGAAAATGACGGAGGCCTATGCGATTTAAAAGGCATCCTAATAGAAGATGATGATACATGTGAAAGATGGAGCAATAAGCAAGCAGACTGGCGAGAACATATGCTGCATACGTTTTTGGCAGGACATTAATTAAAATAAACTTTAGCGGAGGGATAAGATGAAGGTTGAAAGAATAATACCAAGGACAATCACATATAGGATTGTTCCAAATAGGGGAGATGATGAATACAGTTCCTGTATGTGGGCGCGATACATATTTGATTGTGATAATGGGAGATTGAATATCAATAGTGACGCTGGAGATTATTCATACGGATGGGGTTATAACGAACATGAAGATTTCATGCATTTAATGTCTCGCATAAATGGTTCGTATCTTTTGAATAAAATATCTTCTCCGCATGTATTTAATATCGGGAAAAGCAAGGTAAAAACAATAGAAAACCTTGAGTTGTATGAAGCTGATTATTTAGGCATTAGAAATCGACTGGACTCTATATGTGAGGAAATAGAAGATATTGATAGCCTTTCAAGCGAAGAAACATTCCTCAGAGAAATGGAAAGAATTGTGCCGGGGATTGATTGGGAAAGCGTAGAGGTTGTAAAAGAATACCCGTATGGTGCCAAGGTAGTGGTCGATTTGTTTGAGAAATATATACAGCCGAAAATCAGAGAAGATTTTGCGAGCTAAAATAAACTTTAGTGGAGGTAAAAGAACATGAAGAAAAAATTATTTATAGCAGCAGTTATCGGAGCAACAGCATTAGCAGGATGTGATACAGAAGTAAACAGAGTATCTTACAATCTTTCTCAGGAAGCGGATAATTTTAATGATATCCGGCAGATTACGGTAATTAATTGTTTACAGGGAGATGTTCTCTTCCAAATGACCGGAAAGATGTCTATTACAGCAGATACATCAGATAACCAGTTAGAAATCATTGTAGAGGATGAAAACGGGGAATACAAGAAGCATTTCATAGGCCTGAGTGATAATGTGACCTATGTGGTAGAGGATGTGACAGCAGGAGATGTAGAGAAATATAAATACACATTAAACTTTAATCCTGAAATGTGGCTGCCTTATGAAGTTGAAACGATAGATTAAAAGGAAGAGACAAAACCAATATTTAGTGGAGGTAACAATATATGAAGGATTTACAATTAAAAGATATATATCGCATTATTTAACAACAAGACAACCGATCAGGCTTAATTATCCAACGGGCGAAAGCATGATAGCGAGAATATCGGATTTTGATAGTTATGGAGAATATTATGTGACAGAGATATATGTACATAACAATGAGCTGATGCTGGAGCTGAGACTTGAGATTTAAAGAAGGTGACTAAATGGAAGATAGATGCATATGTTGCGGGGAAATAATCCCAGAAGGGCGGCAGGTATGTAAGGAGTGCCAGGAAGGAGGCCAGATGAATAAAGAAGGATACAAAGACCCAACGGCAGAAATAGCAGTACATAGAGCTAGCCGGATACCAAAACACATACGGAATGTATTTAATAAGCTAAATCTGGCAGCAGGAAAATCCGGTATGGAAGTAACAGAAATAAGGGACAAGGAGACAGGGAAGAGATACAGGAGGTGATTCCATTGGAGAAAAGACTAAGAGACATGACCTGGGAAGATTATGGGATATCCAAGAACCGCTACAAGGAGCTAAAAGCCTTCTGCCTGCAATATGACGAAAAGAAAAGCAAGATAAAGTATGGGATATCGGCTATGCAGTATGATGGTCAGCCAAAAGCACATAACACAGGAAGCCAGGTAGAGAACCAGGCAATAGAAAATGACATCTATAAAAGAGATTGTGCTATGATAGAAGAAGCTGCTATAAGGGCAAACCCTGAGATATGGAGGTACATACTGAAATCAGTGACATTGGGACTTTCGTATGAATTTGTAGAGTATGATGATGAACAGGGGAGGATTCCTATATGCAGACACGATTTCTATGGAACCAAGAGGAAATTCTATGCAATTTTAAATTCATTGAAATTGGGACACAAATTGAACGACATTCCATGATATTATGATATCAGGTAAAGTTGCAACAGAGGTAGTAACTTGCCACATTTGACTATCAGCCTCCTTTATATGTATGGCATGGCAGCAGGGTGTCACAGCCCTGTTGTTGTATCAGGCTCAGACGGTAACGCCTTTGCAGGAAAAAGTATAGAGACCGTCATTCCCAAAAAATACTTTTTTCAAACACCTTGTAGAAATATGGGGTGTTTTGTTGTATGATAAAGAAAATATATTTGGGGGTATTGTAATGAAACCAGTTTATTGTTCAGATGATTTTTTATTTCGATATAGAAAATTGGAGGGAGAACAGGCAGAAAAAAATATTGATGCCTTAAAAGCAAATAGATTATATTTTTCAAGGCCTCAGTATTTTAATGACCCTTATGATAATCTAATGTATATTAATCCTAAATTATTCACGGAACAGTATCTGAAGCGATAA